CGTCACCTATCTTTGCTGTACCAGCAACTGTACGTAATCCATCTGGACCAAGAAACACTAAATTGCCTGCAAATTCTTGAATCGTGTCACCATTTTTACATCCAAGCTCTCTTGTTACTGGTAATAACTGATAATCTGCAGATGTATTACCAACTAATTTAAATATACTTTCTTCACAAAATATATATAATGCATCACGAAAAGGTTGTAGTCCTGTTATCTTACCATCTACACCTATTGAGCCTGCACCACTTGCTGTAGAAAAATCTGTGTCACTATATGGAGCAGTAAATACAACTTCTTGTGGTGTTGCGGACATTCCTGCAAAAAACAAAGAGTTTTTAAAACTAGTTACAAATTTAGGATTAGATGGTGCTCCTGCTCCATTTAAATCTGTTACTGTGCTGTTATCATACTTTGAAGCGTGGTTAGCTCCATCTGCCCATACTATAAAATCTGTGCCACCTAAATTATATTTAAAGTGTGAAAATTTACCTGCATTAGTTCTGCCTGTGTCAATTTCTGTCCACGAACCTGAACCTGATGCTCCTCTAAATACTTTTTCTCCTCTAGCAGCAATTACGTTACCTTTAAAAAATGCAGACATTAAAACAGATTCTCCACTGTTTGCTGTCTGAGGAACTATATTAGTATTCCATTTTGTAAATCCATTAATTCTTCTGTATCCACCTCTGGGGTCTGGCTCAAAGTTTTCTAACTCAAAGGCCATGCCAGCTTCCATAGTAAATGTAGAACGGTCTAGAACTAATCCACCTTGTAATGCAAATACGAACGGACTTAATTGTGACTCATCTGCCATGTATCACCATTAAAAAAATGCAGCTGAAGCAGATGAAGATGCTCTTTGTATAAATGTAGACCTAACGTATTCTGTTCTATTTAATAAAATACTCTGCATATGTTTTATGCCTTCTTCAAATCTAGCAAAGTTTAATTGATATTGTTGTGCTTCTCCACGATACTGATATCCGTAAGCTGTAGCACCATCAACTATAACTTGTTGAAATTGTTCTGGTATAGCAGGAGCATCTGTAGCTCCAGATAAAGTAGTAGGAATTTTAAAAAATTCAAACTTTAATTCATAAGTTTTGTCAGGGTATGGAAATAGTAAAAAATTATTATCTGCAGTACGAACAACATGTCTTGGTGTTGCCCCTGAATCAAACTGTGCTACTCTAACATCGTCTGCATGTGATGCCGCAGTTGTAGAGTTTGCACCTCTTGTGCATCCTGTAAAGGTAGTTGAGCTTGTCCCTGTGTATGTTATTTGCTCACTTTCTATATAAAGTGTGCCTGTAGAAGAAAATCCTGTTGTGCTATCAACAGTTATAGTTGTTGCAGAGCTATTTATAGCTCCATTCAATAATGTAGCAGTTACATCATCTTCTTGAGTAACGTGCAAATCTAAATATTCTTTATAATCCATAACAGTTAACGCACCGCCTGCTGTTCCTAAATCACCATCTTTAGTTATTCTAAATGTTTCATAGTCAACATGCTTTGCATTTGTTGGGATACTATAACGTATAGTTCCTGGAACTAACGTAGTAGTTTGATTATCATGGTTGAATCCCCATCCAAATTCTCTTTGATTAATGTAATTAATTGAATCGTTAACTGCATTCTTACACTGTGTTTGAAATCCTCTTGAACTAGCAAAATTAGCAGAGGTTAAAGCAACCTCGTTAAATCTTGCAAGAACTAAATTAGATAAACCTAAAAAATCGTAAGCCATAATAATCCTATGTAAGGAGAGGGCAAGTTGCCCTGCCCTCCCAATAATACAATTACGCTAATTGGTCTCTATCGACTTCATCAGCTAATTGTTGATGCTCACCGTTACAATCAATAACACAAGCGTACACTCGTATTTTTCCTGATGTAACGTCAGCAGAACCTGCAATCAATTTTACATCAATTGTATCAGTAGATGCTACAAACTGTGTAAATGTTGAAGCTGCACCTGTTACAACGTCATTTGCCTGTCCATTTGTTCCTTCTGCTAGAAAACCAGCGGAAGATACGTCACCACCATCAATGATGTCGTCACCTGCTGCAAAATCAATATCTACAGTTGGTGATGTACCATTAAAAGCAGTAAGCACTTCTGCTCCTGCAAAGAGAACCAAAGTTCCTGCAGGTATTTCTAGAAGTTGAAAAATGTCACCGTCTGTACATGAGTAATCAGTTATTTTAGAAATATCTAAAATAGACTCAATCATTCTCATGCTAGTTCCAGGTCTACTACCAGGTAATACTGCTATGGAATCAGAACTAACACCAGCGGTTGTGCTGGCGGTCATATCAAAAGTTGCCATTTGTTATACCCCCTTACGCTGCGTTATACTTAGCGGTAACGATAGCTTCTGGACGAAGTATCTTTCTACCGTATAAGTGCATTCCACGGACGATGTCTGCGAACGAATCAGGGTCACGATATGACTCTGTTTTCGTAATTTGTGAAGCTGAAGCTATAGCTGAAGAATGACCAGCAACAATTAATCCATAGTTACTGTTCTGGTTAGCTGTTCCAGATGTTCCTGGACCAGTTCCTACTGCTGGTAAGTTGTTTGACATATAAACGTCAAAGCCATGAATTTTACCAACGGTTAAACCATTCTTCAATCCTGTTTGGTCTCCACCAAAATCGGCATCCATAAGACGAGAATCCTCATCTTTTAAGATTTCGATAAATACAGGGTGTAGAACCAACCATCTACCATCAGTGTCAACAAACTGGGTGTCAAGCAATCTTCCCATTCTTGCAATTACTTGCAATGGTGAGGCAGTTGCTGTGGCTAGAGCTGTTGCTCCACCAGTTCTTGCCTGAATTGGAATAGAGTGGTCGCCAGCACTACTTGTAGTAATGTTACCGAAGTCACCCTTTTTCAACTTCATAGAGGTTAAAAGTTCATCTGAGCCTGCGGTAGAAACTGCCTTAGAACCTGAAACGGTGTCATTAGCTGTTCCTGCAACAGTATTCAGAGAGGATTGTTTAAATCCTGAAAGATAACCAAGAACTTCCTGGTCGTGTTGGTCACGTAGTCTATACCCTGCACGGTCAGCGGCCATAGATTCAAAGTTCACGTGAGAGTGAGCTTCTTCAATATCGTCTACTTTAAATGCAAAGTAATTAGCTTTGTCCACCACGAGTGAGAAATCTTCGTCATCTAAGTCTTGTGGAGTAATCTGAGTTCCCCTAGCGTACTCCTTTACAGTGATTTCTGGTTCTTTAATAATTTTAACAGTATCACCGTAATTCGCAATTTCTCCGAAGTAGTCATTATTAGTAATGCTATCTACAACAGAGCTTTTACGAAAGGCTTGCTGGACTTTTTGCGAGTAGATTACGGGGCTAAAATTGCCATTAGGTAAGCTACTGTAACCAGCTGCTGTCTTAAATGCCATTGTATTGTCTCCCAATAGGCTATACCGATTCTCTAAACACTAATAAGACCAGTGCTCTAAAGGTGTCCAAAAAGGGGCGATAGATTCTGGGTGGTTAATAGGTATAAAAAAATCAGAAACTCTACTACACTTAGAGTTCAAAAAATGTGTTAAGTGTTAATGTGTAGACACTTTTAGGCAAGTAGTCCTATGAGGGGTTGCCATAAATATTTAATTTTTACCACAAAAATCAACAAATGTAAAGAAAAAAATTATCTTTGTGGTCTTGATACATCATATATAAAGTTGCCAGACTGTATAGCATCCATGATTGCTTTCTCATTTTTTTCATATTCATGAGCTTTCATCTGTGCAACATCAGACTCTCTCCATTGATTGCCTTGGCTTTCTTTAGTATTAGCAACATTATTTTGGCCTCTAGTTGTTACAGCTTTTGCCGCATCATTACTGTTAGTCTTTTTCTTTTTATTGCCAATAATACCTGTATCAACTTTGTATAAATCAATAGCTCTAGAAGCTGCATGTGCATCAGAATCATTTTCATATAATGCTTGCTGTACCCACTTAGGTTG